TGTGCCACGACGGCGGCGGGGGTCACACCGTTCATCTGTGCCTGTCGCGCCACGTACTGATCAAAAAGCTGACGGGTATTATTTCTCATCGTTTTCTCTCTTGTTGCTGATATCAGTAGTCGGCCAGCTGTGCGGCACCCGCACCGGTGGCTGGCGGGGGACGGCTGAAATCGCCGTCAGAGGTTTCAAGTTTCTGGCGGATCTCTGCCAACTCAGTGGTCAGCTTCTGGATTGCGGTGCTGTCCTGGTTGTGCGCCTGATCAACGCGGCTGAACTGGTCGAGGATTTGAGACTGAGACTGTGCCACCGCTTCAACAGCCTGATGCACCTGGCTGAATCGCTCATCGTCGGTTTTCTTACCTTTACCCAGAATGCCCATAACACGGGAAAACCACTGTTCCCCTTCATCGCTGCGCTGAATGTTCAGCTCAATGATTTCTGCCTCAAGCGCGTCAGAGAACAGAGGCGGCTCTGCCTGCTGGTTGTTGAATGCCATCGCCTGCGAACGCTGCTGCGCCGTGAATTTCAGGCGCTCAGTACCCAGGCTTGCAGGTGTGTCGGTCATCGCGAGGCCCACAACATAGGCCGAACCGTTCAGGGCAAACTGCGGATACAGCTCGATGCTGGAATAAATCTTCTGGTTTTTGTCGGTCATCTGCTTCATGCGTTCAGAGGGTTCAATCTCTGCATAAAGCGCAGTACGACCGGCCAGCGGCCCGGTGGTAATGTCCTCAGCGCTCAGTGCGGTTACATCGCCCATCGCGCCAAAATCACTGCCCGGATAAGGTGACAGATAGTGCTCAATGTTGACGCGTGCGCCGTACACCTCGGGACTGTAATTTGCGGCAGCGGCGCGAAGGTGTTCAGGTTTAATTTCGCGGCCATCGATAGTGGCCCCGGAGACAGCAACGCGGAATTTCTTACGGGTTTTCGTTGTAACGGCCATGTTCGTTTGCTCGTTATGGGTGAGTTCAGCGGAATCATGGCAGTCGCAGCGTTATCGCCTCAACGCGTTGTTGTTGTAGGGAGAATGCGACATCCCTTGATGCGGGAAAGCACCCGCGCGCGCGGGTTAACCTCCCCGGCATAAAGTGAGGAGAAGCACATGTCGGTCGAGGAAGTGTTTATCAGGCAACGGGCGAGACAGCTCTACTGGCAAGGCTATCCGCCAGCGGAAATAGCACGTCTGATGGGTCTCAATCAGAACACGGTGTACGCCTGGAAAAAGCGCGACGAGTGGGACGAAACGCCACCTGTGCAGCGCGTTACCACGTCTATCGATGCCCGGTTGATACAACTGACAGGGAAGGACAAAAAGACCGGTGGGGATTTCAAGGAGATCGACCTCCTTACGCGGCAACTGAAAAATCTCGATAACGGCACTCCGGCCACGCAGCCGAAAAAGAAACTGCGCAAGAAGCAAAACGCCTTCTCGGAATCACAGATTGCGGCGCTGCGGGAAAATATTCTCGGTTCGTTGCACTGGCATCAGCGCGGCTGGTACGACAATCACCACCACCGCAACCGGGCGATACTGAAATCCCGTCAGGTGGGTGCTACCTGGTATTTTGCGCGCGAAGCGCTACTGCGTGCGCTGACTGACGAGGTGAAATACAAACATCAGCGCAACCAGATATTTTTGTCAGCCAGTCGCCGCCAGGCCTATCAGTTTCGCAGCTTTATTCGTTCTGCTGCCGAAGAGGTGGATGTTGACCTCAAGGGTGGCGACATGATTCAGCTCGCAAACGGCGCAGAGCTGCATTTTCTTGGTACGTCTGCCGCTACCGCGCAGTCCTACACCGGAAATCTCTATTTCGATGAGTTTTTCTGGGTAGGACAGTTCGCCACGCTAAAAAAAGTTGCCGGGGCGATGGCCACACTGAAAGGACTGACGCGCACCTACTTTTCCACGCCATCCGCAGAAAGCCATGAGGCTTACCCGTTCTGGAGTGGCGAAGCCTTCAACAAAGGCCGCAGGCAGGGTGATCGCGTTGAATTTGATACCACCTGGAAAACACTGAACAGCGGCCTGATGTGCCCGGATAGCGTATGGCGGCAAATTGTCACTCTAAAGGATGCCATTGATCACGGGTGGGATCTGACTGATATCGATGAAATTCAGCAGGAGAACAGCCCGGAGGAATACGACAACCTGTATGGTTGCGTGTTCATCAAAAATGGTGAAACCGCATTCGATTACAACCAGTTACTGAGTTGTGGTGCTGACGGTTTTGATGACTGGCCTGACTGGAAGCCGTACGCGCTGCGTCCGATGGCTGATCGCCCGGTCTGGATTGGGTATGACCCCAACGGATCGAGCGGCAAAGGAGACAGTGGTGCCATATCGGTCAACGCCGCGCCGATGGTCGCAGGCGGTAAGTTTCGCACCATCGAAACCCAGCGTATTCGCGGCATGGAGTTTGAGGCTCAGGCGCAGATGATCATCAACATGCTGACGCGCTACAACGTCCAGCATATTGGTATTGATGGTAGCGGTATTGGTGAGGCGGTTTACCAGCTCGTTAAGCGGAAATTCCCGGCTGCGGTGTGCTATCAGTTCTCGCCCGCCAGTAAGCGCATGCTGGTACTGAAAATGCTGCAGATCATCCGCGGTGGCCGCTGGGAGTATGACCGTGGAGAGTATGACCTGATCACCGCGTTCAGCGCGGTGCGAAAAGTGGTTACCCCTGGTGGGGTGATTACCTACGACACTGACCGCGCCAGGGGCGTGAGTCACGGCGATCTCGCCTGGGCGACAATGCTTGCCACTATCAACGAGCCGCTGGGTGCTGACGGCGACAACCGCATGACCGTTATGGAGTACTGACCTTGAGCAAAAAAAGATATCCCGGCACGCGACAGCGTCACGGGGCGGAAACGGATCTCGCGGCAGCGCTGAAAATGCAGCCCGGCCTGAGTTCATTCACCTTTGATGGCCCCTGGCCGGTGACGTCATCGTATGACCTGCTGGACAGTATGTATTGCGCCAACAATGGCCGCTATTACGAAACGCCGATCAGCTGGTATGGGCTGGCGCGACAGTTCGGTTACGCAAGCTGGCATCAGTCGGCACTGATGTTCAAACGCAATGTGTTGTCCGGGTGCTTTATCCCGCACAAACTGTTATCCCGTCAGACATTTTCCGCCCTTGCGCTGGACTGGTTTGTATTCGGTAACGCCTACCTTGAGCTGAGATCAAACCGACTGACTGGCCCTATGGAATTTCGCCATTCGCTCGCCAAGTACACCCGGCGCGGTTCCGACCTGGATACTTACTGGTTTATTCAGGCGGGGCTTGATGATTACCAGTTCAGGACCGGATCAGTCTGTCACATTATCAATCCGGATATTCACCAGGATATCTATGGCATGCCGGAGTATTTCGCCGGTCTGCTCTCCGCCAGCCTCTCGCACTCGGCGGACAAGTTCCGCAAGCTGTACTACGACAACGGGAGTCACGCCGGATGCATTGTCTACGTCAACAGCGCTATAGCCGATCAGGAAAGTCTCGACCGGCTCAAGAAAACACTGACTGATACGCGGCGGGGTGGGGCGTTTAAAAACATCCTGCTGCATGCGGCAGGCGGCGGTAAAGACTCCGTGCAAATCCTGCCGTTCAGCCAGGTATCGGCAAAGGATGAGTTCGTCAACGTGAAAGCATCGACCCGCGATGACATTCTGGCGGCGCATCGCGTACCACCACAACTGATGGGAGCCATACCAGAAGGTAATGGATCATTCGGTGATGTGGAGAAGGCTGCGAGGGTGTTCGCCATCAACGAGCTGACCCCTGTCATGGAAGTGATGAAGCACATCAACGACTGGCTGGGTGAAGAGGTCATCCGCTTTAACCCCTATGCATTGCTGGCCGACAACGCCTGAACATCCCGGCCAACACCGCCATGAGTGACGGTGTTGCGCCTGCTCATCCCTGAATCCTTCTGATTTTTTCACCTTCCTGATCTGCATGTCACCCACAGAGGCGCGGCATCGCATGCCCTCACCAGACGCGCTGTAAGCCCCTTTGAGGCGTCATTTCCCTGCCAGTATGCGTGCGAGGCGTGAGCGGCTGCGCGTCAACATGGCGCGACTGAGGCTGCGATACAGCAATAATGCCCCTCCCTCCCTGACCCCCAAAGCGCGCGCTTGCTCCCCCGCCTCGCCTGCGCGCTAAACGCGCCTCTTTTTGTGCACTTTTGAAAACCGGCCAAAGCCGCGCCAGTTCTGGCGCTAGAGACCGTTTTTATCGTCAAAAAAATTGTGCAAAATTGTGCATGTTTGTGCAAAGAAAAAAGCACCTTAAATAAGGTGCTTTATAGAGAGCGTCAAGATCGTTTTTATGGAGATATCTACTTCCCTTTAGACCATTTCTCAAAAAAATCCTTGTAGGCCTTCAGATGCTTATCACCAGTAATCTCAACCCATTTTACAACATCAGTTCGAGATTGAGTTCCTGGCGGCAGGTGATTGCGAACCAGCCATTCAATATGCTGTTTTTGCGCGATGTTATAGTTTTTTTTGGGGAAGCCATCATTCAAAAGATATAGCATCTCGTACCCTTCATGACGACTAAAGCGATCACTATCTGCTTTCTTTTTCTTAGGGTCATCGCCCTGCTCTTTTGCCTTCCAGTTGTAATCATCGTACAGAAGGTCTTCTTTTGTTATATCGGGCATAAAGCCTCCATTTGAGTGTGTAATCAATAAGCAACTCAGATATAAAACCGAAAACCAGAAATTACAATCACTCAAATCAAACAGTCATCATCCTGCTTATCGAACCAGAACATGCGAGAGCGGCGTAAATCTGGGTAATGAGAGGCTGAATCTGTTCGTTGGTCATGCTGCACCGCCTTCGTTTTTTTCTGCTTCAATAGCCATCAGTTCCAGCCTGCGAGAAAGCTCAGCCGACAACGACAGAAATTCTTCATTGGTCGCTGCGGGGATCGGCACAAACCTGGCTCCGATTTGTGCAAGCCCATGGGCGGCCTCAAGGCATTTCCTTAAATCAACTGGCGATGCTCTGTTCATTTCCGCGCTCCTTTACCCTCGGTGGCTTGTGTTGTCATCTGTTTATCCTCTTTGCTTTTTTCATACGAGAAATCAACTCACTGGCTTGGTGATTCGCCAGTGTTTTACGCCAGGCGGTATCAACGCCTGCGACTATCAATTCACCTATAACCGGATGCGCGCGATATACGGTGTCAAGCACGGTGACTTCTTTGCCGCGCGCCAGTTGAATGGCCTGCGGCTTACTGATCTGCACTTTTTTGACCTGCGCCCACGACAGAATTAGCCCTGCCACCCCGGCAATGGCCGGCGACAACACCTGCTCTTGCTGCCGGATTTTGTGAGCGGCCTTGAGATAGCTTTCGGCGCGTTCGCTGCCGTAGTCGGAAAAATCGCCGGATGTAAGGATGTGCGCGAGCGCCTCAAACTCATCAGCGGGCGATTTTTTCCGCGTCGGTTTGTGGTTGCGCATGCTCTCGGCAATGCGTTTTTTCTGCTCGCGCGTTAATTGCTCAATGTCGAGCTGCTCAGGCCCCTCTGTGTCCGTTGGCGCGGTCACTCTGGGAGGTGGTTGCTGTGGCGAAATTGTTTGTTTTTTAGCCTTAGTACAGTTATTGACACGAGTCCAAGAGGGCGCGGGCGCGCCCTGAAGGTCAAGGTCAACCCCACAAAGGTCAACGTCAACACCCCCGCCATCGGAAACGGGCGGTTTCATCCGAACAATGGCGTAGGTTTTGAGGCGTGTTTTAATCGGCGCGATGTTAACCGCTGGCATCATCAGACCTTTGATCAGGTTCTGGTGTTCACCGTACGCATTAGGTTCGTCTTTCAGCTGATACCAGATGCGAACAGCCAGGTTTTTGCGCGCCACGAAAGCACCGCCCTGGAGCTGGACATACTGCTGCCAGTCGCCGGAATCGGCGGCGCGGTGAAGTTCGCCAAACATTGGATTGATGCTGTCCGCCAGCGCCTGATCGTGCATGCGGCGAAGTTCTCGCCATACGGAGACCGGCGCGCCGCCTAAAAACTGGAACTGGCGAATGCCCCAGCATGACGCCCAGGCTGTGGCGTGCTTTGCCGTCTCTTTTAGTGGCCTGCCGCTTTCGTCATCGGCTTCACCCTCGAGCGCGTATCCGTCGATATTTTTCGAAATGTACTTAACGACGTAGCCCGTCGCGCTGCCTTTTTCCGGATCAATATCTACCGCTTTGAAGCGTGGCTGATTGCCATGTTTGCCGCGTAATTCGTCGGCGTCTTCGCGAGTGGCGTAGTCTTCCATCACCTCGCATAACTCACTGGTGTGCTCCGGAGCGGAAAACAGTAATCCGTGCCAGTGCGGCGTGCCGTCGTGATGAGATTCAGCCACGCGAAGCCCGAAAACAGGAATTTCACGGCGTGCCAGTTCGGCGCGCACCTGCTGCCAGATGCGGTTAAGGTAACGCTGTGCGGCGCGCGGGCTTGCGCCGCTCCATCTGGCATTACGATGCCCGAACATACTCCACGCGTGATAGCGCGACGGCGTAGTGAGGGTGAAAAAGATGCCTGCAAACCCTTGTTCATTAGCGATCTTTTCGAATCCGCTGATGCGCGTCATTAGTTCGACGCGGCGCAATCCCGGGTTGGAAATGCTTTTGTCAATCTGGTCTATCAGCGAGATGCGCTCTTTGGTGTCCTGATCTTCCAGCTCCAGCTTGCTCATGATGGCGCGGCTGCGTTTGCGCCGTGAGTCCCACTCGCTGACGTGGTGCTTGCTGCAATATGGCGACACGCCACGCTTCACATCGCCAAACGCGATATGTAGGTGTTCACGCCAGCGAACGGCATATTTTCTCAGTGCCCGATGCCACCACTTTGGATCCAGCATTTTACGTATAGCCGTCGCAACCTCATCAAGATGAAGCTTGCGCTTACCCTCGCCCGGTGGTGTCTGACGGAAATAGCGTGTCAGACGTGCGGCCTCGCTATATAGCCATGTTGCTGACTGGCGATCATCCAGTGCGGCAATCGTGTCGTTAACCTCACTCAGTACGCCCGTCATGTAGATAGCAATATCCTGCGCCAGCAGCTCCGCATCCTCATCGGAAAAATCAGGCAAATCATTGAACCTGCTGGTTAACTCACCCAGATTTTTAAAGGTGTGATAGAGCGTATTCAGATCGCTGTATGCCTCTCCGT